ATTATCAAGAGTAGAAGGTAGAATATGCAATTTTTGAAGTGCAAAGTGTGCTAGATTAAACTCTGCATCACCCTGCTTTATTCGTTTTTTGCTTCTTCAATGTCCTCATTGATATTGGTATCAAGACCACTTAACTTTTGTACTGCTTGCGCTAAGGTAGCATATTCACCAATTAAAAGCATATTTTTTAAAGTCTCTGTTTCCCCAAGGCCATATACATCTTGTAATTTAGAGTCAGACAGGTTAGGATATACAACTGCACTTGCAGTTAAAGCTTGAACATATTCGGTACGGTTGAAGGTATCAGCACCTTTTTTATCCTTCTTAGTGTATTTTTTAATTAATTGTTCATTTTCTTTTTGTGTAATTGGACGAATAATAAATGGAACCGGTTTTCCATCCTCCATAAAACGGTTTGAAACAATCACTTCTTTATTCTCAACTTGAATTGGATTTAAAAATGCTTTTAATGTACTCATAAATAATCTCCTTTAATTGTAATTTTTGTAATATAAAACCAGATTCATAAGACCTGTTATTAGTAAGAAACTTTTTAGTTCAAATCTTTACTATTTAAACCTTATCTAACTCTCTTAAGCAAAAATTTGTTTCAGTACTTAAAATTAATAGCAGGCCTTATTGTAATCTTTCGATTTCCTAATTTGGGTTACCAAAGAAAGTTTATTTTTCGCTAACTAACTTATAATTTGTTGGTAATCCAAATGTACTTAAACTAGTTAAATCATCAAATGTGAAATCTGTGTCGATGGTAATTGGGTCATCTGATTGATCATCCAGTGTTGCAAGTGGAATTGTCTTTAAGATAACGTTGGATAATTCAACTTCTTGTTTCCCAATCGTAGATTGTGGATCTTCATTTTTTACTTTAATTTTAATATTTCCGAATCTACCTTCTTTCATATATGCAACTGCTAAGTTAAGCATATCAGAATTCATGAAATACATTGTCATACTGCCCGTTCCTTCTGCACCAACAACCTTATGTTGGGTCATTCTATGACCAAGCATTCTACGTGTTTGCACTGTTAAGTCTAATTGTGCTTTTAAACTTGAAATTTCAAATAGTTCTCTTGTAATTCCATCAATTGTTATGTACGCATTTCCTTCTTTTGATGAAATGGTATCTGCTAATCTAATATAATTATCTGACATGTTTTTAATCTCCTTTTAAGCTAAATTTACTGTAATATACATTTTTTCTACGCTATCAACTGGTTGAATGAAACAATTAATAATTACAGAATCTGCATCTGTTCCTTGTGATACGGTTACATCAGTTGGATTAAAATTTTTAATTGCAGATAATCTCTGAAGTTCTTTAAAGTAATCAATGATAGTAGCTCGAAGTAATGATCTACCATCGTCATTGTTATTCATTTTACCTACATAATTTGATTCAAAAATTTCTGTAATATCATTGTTGATTGCATTTAAAGTTCGAACGACACGGTTCTTTGTGAACGCTTTTCCTTTTTCAGTTGAAATGGTTGTTAATGAATTAATATCATATAAAACTGATACATTTTGAGCATTGTCAACTTTAAAAATATATTTTCCTGCTACAACAGCTGCTTCCATTTCCGTTTTTGTCATACGTGGGATAACATCAATTGCACCTAAATACTTTCTACCAGTATTGGATTGATACATTTTCGCCCCTGCAGTGATTCCTGCTACCCAAGCGGTTGCTTTTGCAGGTGTTAATTCTGTAGAGTCTGCTAACTTAACACCATGAGTCACATTAATAACTCCCTCATAATCACCTTCATAATTTGCTAATACACATTGAATTCCTTTCCCTTCTGTATTAACCATACTCTTTATCCATGTAGTAATAGTTGCTTTATTCGCGTCAACGCCTGTCCCATCATATGGATATACTAAAACATCAAACTCAACCGTTTTAATTTTATTTAATGCAATTTCAATCACAGAAGCATCATGAGCTGATCCTAAATTGTATAAATGTACCGTTTGTGCTCCTTTTAATATTTCATTAGTTAAAAACTTGTCTTCTGTGGTTACCCCTACAGGGTAATTATTCTCTGTCGCATTCATGGTATATATATCACCTGCAACTCCTACACTCATTTCTTGTAGTAAAACTACCACTCCTCTATCTCCTGGAGTAATTGATATTGGTGCATTTGTTAAGAAGTTAATATACGCACCTGGTAAAATTTTGTTTTGATTTGTCCATGTACCTGACATGTGAATCCTCCTTTATAAATTCGTTTTAATTTGCTGCTTTTGCATTTTTGTAAATAACTCTTCATTTTTTGGATTATGTTGAATCTCAAAGGTGAAATGAAGTAATTTATCAACGATCTCAGTCTTTTTATTCCGAAGCATATACCCATCTTTTAAATCAAATTCTTTGAGTAATATAAGTCCTTTTTCAAAACAATCATTCATTATTTGTTCCCCCGCATTACTGTAATAAGTAATATCAAAAGATACCGTGATACAATACTTGCTACCTAATAACTTGTTATAATTTTGATTCTTAACTTGTATAAAAAACGCTGGTTTTATAAGCTCCACAGGTATCTCATTGTCATATATTGTGATGCTTGGGAAAAGTTCCGTAAGTTTCGTTACTATTACCTGATACATATTCTATTCACCCTCTCCTTTCTTTCTCTAGGCCACAACTACAAAGGTAAATCTAAAATAAATCTTTATAGACTTCCTTTAATGACTCTATTTGTTCTTCTATTCCTGTTACAGTGCCATCTGATCTTAACACTAACTTTGATATGTCAAATTTAGTGGTAAGAAGATCTGCATACTTAACATTGACAAGTTTTGCTCTAATAGCAGATTGTATTATAATGTTTTTTAGCTTATCTTCCTGATCTGCTTTTATAACTGCATTTGCTTCTAATAAATCCTTTATGATTTTTTCAAGCTCTTGATTTTTTATCTTATTTAAACTCATCTCTGTTATTAAAATGTCTTTTTCAAAAAGAATTTTTTCCAATTCTTTCTTTTGCTCATTCACCTGATCAAAACGTGACTTAGGAATAAAAGTTTTCATTTCTTCATAATTGATATCAATAATTTTTTGTGCCATTTCTTCTGTAAGGCCTAGATTCATTAATTGTTCTTTTTTCATATAAATCCCTCTCATTCAAATACATTATTTTACATGGTTTAGTCCAAGCTATCTGTCTTTCTAGTTAACGTCAAAAATACCAAAATGACGATTACCTTACGTGTTACGTAAGTTTATACTAAAAAAATTTAATATTCCACAATACATGATTCAGCTAGATACAATTAAGTAATAAATCTATCTTTAAAACTTAATATTTGTCGAAGATTAGATGAATGCTCAATAGGATTCTCTTATTATAATCACACAGTATTATGTAATGAAGAAAATAATATTGATACACCAACTTTCGTATTGCGTAAGTATATAATAACACGAATATGTGTTCGTGTCAATACGTGTTGCGTAAGTTTTTTAATATTTTTATTGCATAGTACGAAAGGTAGTGATATATTATATTTATACTATTGTAATATTAATTATAGTCACACTTTATTAGCACTTATTAAATCGTATATCAAATATTTAAATATAATAAGAAGTAAGGAGCAGTATTATGTCTGTATTAAATGAAAGAATTAAGGAGAGAAGACAATCACTCGATATGACTTTATTGGAAGTGGCAAATCTACTAGGCGTAAAAGAAGCAACGATGCAAAGATATGAAAGCGGTGAAATAAAAAATATTAAAAATGAAACTGTTGTAAAGCTAGCAGAAATTTACAAATGCTCACCTGCATATCTTATGGGCTGGGAAAATACAACCATTCATACCGTTGCGGCCCACAAGGAAGTAAGTGAAAATTGGACCGAAGAAGAACTAACAAAAATACAAGAATACAAACAATTATTACTTGCTGCCAGAAAGAATAGACCATAGTATTTTGTATAAGGGGTAATGTTAATGACATATGAAGATTTACAAAAACAGCACAATAACCTATATATTCATGAAATGGATTTATATGAAGTAAAAGGTTTAAAGGGTTTATATATAGATGGCTGTATAGCAATAGATAAAAATTTGACTCAACGAGAAAAGGGATGTATATTAGCAGAAGAAATTGGTCATCATTTAACATCAGTAGGTGATATCTTAGATCAATCCAATGATAATAATCGAAAGCAAGAATACAAAGCACGCTTAGTATCTTATGATATACAAATCGGGCTTCAAGGTATTATAGATAGTTATGAAGCCGGATGTACAAGCCTATATTCTATGGCTGAATTTCTTGATGTAACAGAAGACTACTTAAATGAAGCACTAGATACCTATAAAAACAAGTATGGAGTGTATGTAATATATAATGAATATATTATTTATTTTATGCCCTGCTTAGGTGTTCTAAAAAGATTATAGCTTTAAAACATCAATTAACTTTACAAAGTCTAGGATTATATCTTTCCTAGAAATAACATAAGATTTAGAAAACTCGGAACTTAATTAGAATAACTAATTAAGATATTGTATTACTTTTTGTATTCAATCGCATATTACAAATAAAAAAGCAATAATCCCTACTGTATGAAAGTAAGGATTATTTTTTTATTCATATTAGGTTTTATATAATCAATCTTTCCAAACAACTTCATTTAACCAATGAAATGCCATATCAATCCATGGCTGGCAGTATTCACATATATCACTCTTATCACGCATGATTGTTTCATCAGAAACGGATAAACCATGTTCACCTTTACCAAATACATGAAGTTCATAAGGCACACTACATTGATCCAGTGAAAGAGCATAACGAAGTGCTTGTTCTGCAAAGACTAATCCGTCAGTACTTGTGTGCCAAATATAAGTTGGAACTGTCTCTGAATTAACAAAACTAATTGGGCTATAGGTATACTGTTCTTCTTTGTTCGGTAACGGAGTACCCATTAAGGCAATATTAGCTTTTGGGATAAAGTTTGACATCCAGTCTGGTACATTATCCATCTTAGCAATTTTATCTACCATAACTTCCATAGAAGTTAATGGATAACCAAGTATTGCTGCTGACGTTCTAAGTTCGTCTCCAGATATATTACAAGCTGCTTTTAACTCTTCATCCTTCCAAAGGCTACTCATAGATGCACATAAATGTCCACCTGCAGAAAATCCTGTAAGGATTAGCTTATTAACATCAATATTCCACTTTTTTGCATTGTTTTTTACAAGAAGAATGGTATCTCCAAGGTCTTTTAATGCATCACGATAAACTTTTGTACGCTTCCCATCCTCTCCTACAGTATAACGCAATACAAATGCATTAAAGCCTTTACGTAAAAATGTCATAGCAACTGGCTCCGCTTCACGATCTGAGCAAAACAAATATCCTCCTCCTGGACATATGATTACGGTTGGTCTTTGTAAACCATTTCTAAATTCCGAAGATTCATCAAGGATGTAGGCTGTAACCGTCACCGCCGGGTTGTCTTCACGCAAATGAAATCTTTCCACTATCATATTACCTTTCCCCTTTCATTTATAAAATTCTATATTACTTTTATATATAATTCTAAGATTTCAGTAAATGGAGAATGTTAACTTTCTAATATATAATAATATAATAATAAAATTCTATCTAGAAACAATGCATGGGTTACGCCAAAAATTTAATCGGAAAGCAACTTAAGGATTATATAAAATCAAATCTTCCAAACACTATTAAAATTATAAATTTATAAAAAAAGAACAGGGTATAATCTATAAGATATACTCTGTTCTAATAAGAATTTCACGTAATGTCATTATCTTAACCAAATGATATTTAGGTGCTCGTTCTTTACTATATTTCATTTTTACATCACAATTCTTATTCAATCAATATTATTAATCCTCATTGTAAATGCATTTAATAGGACAAGCATGTTGACAAGCTCCACAATCAACACAGGCAGATTCATCAATTATCCTTTTTCTATCTTCTTTTCTCGCAATACAACCAATAATGCACACCCTTTGACATGTTCCACAACCAACACAATCTGTTTTACTAATTCTTCTAGGCATTAAAACTCCTTAATGTGTTTAATACTATGTTTGATACAATGTTTGATTATAAAGTTTGTTTGCAAGAAGTAACAGTGACTTCTAATACTCTTGTAAGAAATGGATACTTTTCTATCATCATATTAAAATGTTCACCATCTTTTAAAAATTTTGCAGTTCCTTCCAACAAAAACCCAGTTCCCATATATTTGTATCCCATTACATTTTTGCTTCCAAGAGTCAATTTAACCTTAGGATTAGCTATAATATTTTCTTCTGTATGGATCATAGCGGCTGCAGGAATCAAAATTTTATTATCTTCTACAACAACTAAATAACTGTTCCATGTATTGGCTACATGAGCCTCATTATTTGCACAAGTTACGATGGACACTACACCTTCTTGTTCCAATACTTCATTAAATTTTTCTGTAAACATTTTATTTTCCTCCTTGTATTATGGATATGATTAATCGTCGATATATACTATCCATAATTACAATATAATATTTTATTCAATATGTCAATATACTATTTCTAACAATTATTACTGCATGGTATCTTGATTGATAATAAATAATAGGTTATTATGAATAAAACTATACTATAACAAAAGGAGTTTTTATAAATGAAGTTTTCAATCGGTGTGGAATACGCATTACATTGCTTATTATATATGGTAAACACAGAAACAGGGAAATCCGTGGGCATCAGAGATTTAGCAACCTTCCAAGGTATCTCCGAAACATATCTTTCAAAAGTATATGCGAAATTAAGTAAATCAGGTATTATAAAATCGATACCCGGTGTAAAAGGTGGTTATATCCTAGCTCGTAGTGCAGAAGATATAACATTTTGGGATGTGGTTGAAGCAGTTGAAGGAAGTGAACCGTTCTTTCAATGTGCAGAGATTAGACAAAATAATGTATTGCTAGATAAAAACAATTTACCAGATACCCATACGAAACATCCTTGTCTTATAAAAGTTGTTATGTTAGAGGCCGAAAATGAAATGCGAAATTATTTAAAAAATAAGACGTTGGAATGGTTATATCAAGAAGTGTATAATAATGTACTGCCAAAAGATATGGAAAAAGCAACTACGGAATGGTTTAATAATAGAAAGTAATATGGTTATCACATTACTTCTAAGGAGCCACTATAGTCAAACTTGACATCCCATATTTTGATAATTAACTTAAGAAGTTGAAAATTCTTGTAAATAATAGATCTCACTCAATATCCTGTCAGATCGTAACTTTCCTAATATAACAAAAACATTTAGATTTGTTCTTTTATCTGATTTTATTAGCCTTTATCCTTCCCATGGATAAAGGCTTTTTTATGAAATACATCATTATCTCTTAATATCTGTCTATCAATAAAACATCATATTGAGTCAAATAATTAAGTCTTTAATAATTTGAGATATCCTCTTTT